AATTTTATATGGTGCTAAATTCAATCTTAATATCCAGTACTTATTATATTCTTGTTTTAAGTTCTTGTCAGTTTTTGGATTGCCAGTTTTAAATGTTAGCTTGACTGGTTTTTTATATTCTAAATTTAATTTTACCATGCTACCTCCAGTTGTATTGTTAGTTTATATTAAATCAAAATTATCTATATCATCATAGTTAATAGTACCCTCTTGCATATCTAATGTTGGTAAACTTTCAACTTTTATACCTCCATTTATACTTGTACTATCTTTATCTATAAAGTCATAGATTTTTTTATTATGTTCTATAGCTTTTTTTCTCTGTTCTTTACTCATCTTTTTCATGCAACCTCCAGTTGTTATTGTTAATAATCTTTTTTAACTCCATAATGAATATAATAATCTCTACTCCAATCAGTAAGTTTATTATTCTCATCTATATAATAACTTATATCTCTGTTTATTCTTCTAGTTTCAAAAAGTAAATCATGTTTTAATTTATCTAAAAAATTATTAAAATGTTTTCTAGCTTTATAAATTTCTAACATATTATCTTTCTCTCTCTGGTTGTATGTATAATCATCACCATATTTCTCATGCAATTCAGTTTGAAAGTTTAGAAATTCAAGTCCAGTTTCTACTTGTTTAATTTCTTTTTGAATTGATTTAGCTGTTTCTTTACTATCTTTTTTAACTTTATTCAATTCTTTTTTAGCAATAGTTTTATTGTATAGTATCATGCAACCTCCAGTTGTTTAGTTGTTATATTATTATATTTGTTATAATAATTCTTAAATATTTTTAATAGTTTACTTTTACTATATACAACCTTTGGTTGATATGGTGTCATTATATGGCATTTGTTATCATGCTCACAACCATAGATTGTATGTAATAATTCATGTAATACTGTATGATAAAATTCGTTTTCTTTTTTATCAATAGCTTTCTCGGTTATCCATATTATATTATTATTTAATCTGGCAACACCTAACACTTGACAATCATTATGTTGTCCAATTCTTACATCTATTCTAGGTATATTAAAACCATTATTTTTTAATTCATATAAGATATTTATAACTTTCCTTTTTAGCTTATAAACTTCAGGTGTCATCTTATAGTTATTAAAGTTTTTAGTAGTTTTAGATTTTCTCATATTCAACCTCCAGTTGTTAGTTATTATATGTAGTATTTATTAACATTATTATTTCTACAAAAATTTCTAAAATCTTTGTATCTCATTCTATATTCTTTATCACTTCCAGTCAATTCCTCAATTCTATTGAGGTGTTTAGCTGTTGTAATACTCCAAACATTCTCGCAAACATATGTTTCAATCGGTGTTTTTACAGCAACAGTAGTATTGTAGCTGTAATATATTGTTTTATCTTCTATATTCTCAAAATATAAACTTTTACTATCTATTTGTGTTTTCATTGTTCAACCTCCAGTTGTTTATTTATTATATTTGTTTATTACTTCATTTGTTGCTGATATTCCTAAATATGCTACATATCCTACAATTACTAATTGAATTATGATAAAATATATCATACTACCTCCAGTTGTATAGGTTAATTAAAACCTATGGTTGATTTATCTAGCTTAATTAAAAACTAGATTTTATTATAATGACTGTATCTATTCGATTTTCCACCATGAATTGAAATTGCTAATTCATTATAAATCGAAGATTTTACAGGTTTATAATATTTTGAAAGCACTAAAGGATTTGAAGCTAAATCTAACTTTAATCTTTTTTTATACTTTCTAAATTGTTTTCTATTCCAATCTTTAAAAAATAACTTGTAATTGCTTTTTGTTATTTCTGAATAGTTTTTTATTTGTTTTTGCATAAGATTATAAGAACATAAAACATGGTAAAAAATAAGGCAATATCAAAAATAATTAAAAATAATTTAGTGAGGAATACCAACGATTATAGAATCAATTGTGTTCGGATTGTGTCAAGGATTGCCAAATGTGGCGACTGTTTTAAGGATTTTAAGCAAATCAATTAATAAAATATATAAATTATTATGCTTAAATAGTTAATAAAAACTTCTAAAAATTTGTAAAAATCGGTTATCAACACATTTAAAAATTGCAATATAATTCGTAAAATTAAACCCATTTTGAGCATATAAGAATAGTCAATTATAGGTTGTATTTATTGAGTTATTGTGAGATTGTGTGAGGGTTTTTAATGTATCTTATATGTGCTATTTATGTCACTATCTGTTGTAAACTTGTCACTATATTGTAGGTTGTATTTTTAGAGATATAAAAAGGTCATAGAGATTGACCTATATTCTACAACTAAAGGTTGAAGAGAACAAAAGGGGTACACGATGTGCCATGGGGGGTACTGGGGGTATGTATATAGTGCTTACACAAAATGAGAGACTTTTGAATGTAAACTAGATAGGGTCGCCCTGCTTAAAAGATTGGCTAGGGTCTTGCTATATAGCTGGACTGACCCAGAGAGTTTCATATGCTTCTCCCCCTGGAGAGCAACTATATATATTATACAATGCCTTCTGCATTTGTCAACTCTAAATAAAAATAAATGTTGTCAACTAGCTGTAAACTTGTTATAATGTTTATTATGAATAACAACTTTCTACCTACGAATCAAAGTAGCAAAAGAAAATTAACAGAACAACAAGAAACATTTCTCTCAGCATTAGCAACTACAGCTAAAGGAGATATTAACTTAGCTTTACAAGAAGCAGGTTATTCTTCAACATCTAAATCTAAAGTAATAGATTCCTTAAAGGATGAGATTGTAGATGTCGCCACAAAGATTCTAGCTAAGTCTGCACCACGAGCTAGTCAGAAGCTTGTCGAGATATTAGAAAGTGATGACCCAATACCACAAGTCAATGCTAAACTCCAAGCAGCCCAGACCTTGTTAGACAGAGTGGGTGTTGCTAAAAGAGATAAGGTGGATGTTAATCATACAGTATCGTCAGGTATATTTATCATACCACAAAAAGAAGAATTAATAGATGTAACAGCAGAAGAGGTAACAGATGAGAAGGAATAGTTCTACAATACCTTTTGGTTATAGATTAGGAGATGATGATAAGACTTTAGTTCCAGTAACTAAAGAAATAGAATCATTAAAAGAAATGAAGGATGGTGTTAAGTCAGGTGCTTTTAGTTTAAGAGGAGCAGTTGATATATTAGAACATCAAACAGGTCGTAAGTTATCTGCTATGGGTTTAAAGAAAATCATAGACAAAGATACACCAGAACCTATTAAAGAACAACCAAAAGGTTTACTATCTAGAGATGACAAAGAGACAGTATAATTATAGCTATGAACAGAAAGCTAAGATAGCTTCTAGAAAAGCAGTTAAAGAAAAAGAAAAAGAAATCGCAAAATTAAAAAAGAACTTGGAGAATAAAACGAGAAGACTCCGAGATAAGAAAGAAGCATTAAAGGTAGTACAGAATGGCGAAACGAATAAAGAAACGAAGAAAGGTATGGTTATCGAAGAAGACAAAATTGATAAGCTACCTAACTCTGTTAAGGAACTCCTTAAAGAAGAAAAGGAACGAATAGCTTTTAAACCTAACGATGGTCCACAGACACAATTTTTAGCAGCACCAGAACAAGATGTATTGTATGGTGGTGCAGCAGGTGGAGGTAAGTCATATGCTATGTTAGTTGACCCTCTACGATTTATGCACATCAAAGAACATAGAGCATTACTATTAAGAAAGTCAATGCCAGAACTCAGAGAATTAATAGACAAATCTAGAGAGTTGTACCCTAAAGCATTCCAAGGTGCAAAGTTTAGAGAAGTTGAAAAGATTTGGAAATTTCCTTCAGGGGCTTCATTGGAGTTTGGTTACCTTGATAGAGATGCTGATGTATATAGATACCAAGGTCAATCATATACCTGGATAGGGATTGACGAGCTAACACAGTATCCTACAGAATTTCCCCTTCAATATTTGCAATCACGATTAAGAACAACTAATAACGCAATACAATGCTACATTCGGTGTACTGCAAACCCAGGAGGAGTGGGAGGTAACTGGGTCAAAAAAAGGTATCTAGACCCAGCACCACCAAATGAATCTTTTACTGGTACAGATAAAAT